CTGAAAAATATTTAGTTTCAAAGAAGGAACTAGTATTAAATTCTAAAGATGAAGAATGTTTAAGTATAAATCCATTTTGGTAATAACTAGAACTAATAGCATTTGTAATATCTATCTCTATATCTTTATCAGTTGAATATGTAAATGATTGAGTAGCAACTAAATTACTTCCTGTATACCAAGTTCCACCACCTATATTTGTTCTATAAGAAGATGTAGCTTCAGTATTTAATACAGAAAAACCGCTTCCACTAAAATAATTTCTATATTTCCAACTTGCTCCATCTGAAACTTCGGGAGAATTAGCTGTTCTTCCAGTACCCATATTCCATGAGCCTGATATTGGGTGGCAATATAAAGTATAATCTAGTGGAATTTCAGACGCAGTAGCTAAATATAATTTTAAATATGCTTTATAATTAGCCGCTCCTACTTTAGTAGATAAAATATCTATAATTTCACTATTGGGAAAAGCAAGCAACGTACGAGATACTTCAGCAGTATTATTTATAGAGTCATATAGACTTATATCTAAAATTTCATCTAATCCTGCATTTTTTGTAGGATAAAATGAATAAATTGATGTATCTTTACTAGGAAATAATTTATATATAGCCATCTTTAATATGTAATTACTCTACCGTTAATATCACTATTTGGAAAACGAATTTCAAATATACTTGGATCTACTGATGGGTATAAAATTCCATTTCTAGTAGCTGCTACTATATCGTATCCGTATGGGGAATAATTTCCTCCTTGCTTATTTACTATTTCAACTTTAGTTACTGATCGAACACCAGGAATTTGCAGTAAAAGCGCATTAATCTCAGATATAATAATAGGTTGATTTATTTGCCATGAGTCTATGTTAAAATAATTTTTTAATTGAGATATACAACTGGATAATAACTCTTTATTATTATAGCTAGGATCAGCATTGATTTCAAAATTAAGTCCTAAATTAATATAAAAAGCATTCTTAATATTAATAGCATCCGTTATCATACGATACTCATTAAGATATGTTTTTAAATTATTTTTTAATGTGTCATTAGCATTGACTAAATTTTTATTAGCATTATATCCTAGAATATATAAATCTAAACTTAAAGGATTATTAGAAATTAAATTACCAGTAGAATTGAATGTTTCCTGAGTTATGTAAGCTTTTGCTATATTTCCATATTTTGAAGGTAAACTTAATGTTCTAACAATATAATCTTCTTTAGTTACAGCACGATTTTGAGAAGTATAAGCGTTTAATGTATTTAAACGAATTTCTTCAACAGTATCAGCACCTCTACCACCAGTAGAGGGAGATGGATTATTTACTAGTAAATTAGAAGTAATAATTCCTTTTATTCCTGAATCAGAAGGACTATATTTAAACCAGTTATTAATATTAGTTATATCTAAAGACGTTAATGAATTAGCAGGTACATTAGATTCTATTCCTCCTCCTACTAAGTATTTAATGTTAAGATTTGTAGATGGAGCTAATCCGTAATTTTTAGTATAAAATATAGACGCATTATTATAATCATTAATTCTATCGGCAACACTAGATACTAATCCTAAATTAATATTATCTGGGGTAGGTATAATTTGAGCATCTGATTTAGCTGATATACCGGAACCAAATTGTAATTCAATAGATCCACTATTAATTAATCTAGTAACAAATCTTCTAGGTACTCTTTGTAATTGGATTAAATAATTAATTCCATCACTTCCTGATGTAGGGTTATTTGATGGAGTAAAAATAGTTTCTTGTGCTAAATAAGGAACTTCATACCATCTATATCCATCACTACCTGTAACTTCTAATATCTGAATTATTTTTTCATCATTTAAAACTACTGAATTAAATTTTGTAGGAGTATTAAAAGTAGCAGTATATTGTTTTATCTCTGCTGATATTACAGGTACTGTCTTCTTGATTAAAAAATAACTAGAATTATAATATGTTATATCTGCGGATGCAGTTGATGAGAAATCAACATCATCGGTTATTATGAATTTAGAAAAATTAGTATTACTAGTAACAGAAGTATTAGCTGGTATTAATAATGAATATGTTAAATCAGGATTACCTCCAACTGAAGGAATCAGTTGAGATATTTCTAATGTAGTAGTAGATGCGTATGATGATTTAGGACGATATCCAAATGAGTAAGCTAAATTATATAAACTTTCTTGTTCTTTAGCTAAATTTAAAAAATTTTCTTGTATTTGAGTATCAATATAAAATGAAGAAACATCACCAACATATGATGCCATTTCAATAAACATATTTCCAGGAGACGCATCTGAAAAATCATTATACGTGTTAGGAAAATAAGTTTTTGCAAAATCTTGAAGTGATGATTTAAAATCACTAAATGATTTATTAATATATTTTATATCTTTATTTTCAGTTATCATTGTAAGGTTGAGAAATCTATTATAATATTATCACTAGTTCCGGATAGTTTAATTTGGTATGAGATATTAATATAAAGTGAATTTTTATCTATACTTGGAGTTATTTCAATATTAGTTAATGTTATTTCCGGAATATAAGTAGCAATACTAGATATTATTTGGTCTTGAATTTTAACATATGTTTCATCACTTATAACTTCAAATAATAATCTTGGTAAATCAGCTCCAAACTCAGGATTTAATACTCGTTCTCCCTTATAAGTTAATAAAAGATTAATTAAATTAGATTTAATTTGGTCTTTAGTTGAAAATGTACTTTTAAATACTCCACCCCCATTAAAAGGAAGACTAATTCCAACAGCTTTATTTTTATCTAAATCTCTAGGATCTATCCTTATTATTTGAGGTATAGGCATAATTATTCGTAAGATTGTCTCATTTGAGCCATTTCTTGTGGAGTCATAGTAGCGGCTGTTTCAGCTATAATATCTAAATACGGATTACCTGTTGATTGAATTTTAGGAGCTGTTTGCTGATATCCATTATAAGACATAGAAGGAGTTTCTAAGCCCATCATATTAGCTAAATTTTGTCTATATGCTACCATATCAACATCTTGTGATGTAAATGACATATTCCTATTTTCTTGTATAGGAGCTGGTTTGATTTGTGAAATTTCTTCTCTTAGAACTTCACGAACACATTCTTTAATAAGTTTCTTAAATACGTCTACTTTCATGATTATAAATATTAAGCTACGAGACCTTTTTGGTCGATTTGTAATTTTAATTCTTCAACTAATACATCCGGATCTAAAGTAAAGGATGATATTGATTGTAATATTTCATTTCCCTCTTTATTTAACGCTACAGCATATCTACGTTTATTTCCTTTAACATTAAATTTAGCATCATTTTCTTCTTTTATATAAAATTTAAATCCTTTATAATCCATTCCACTTAGATATCCTAATTGATTTCTATTAGAATTTAATATATCCGAAATTTCTTGTGATGTTAATTCAGTTATATTATTATCTAAAATATCACCTAATCGTAATAATCTAGATTCTTGATAATTTAAATCATCTATTAATTTATTAATTATAAGAGAAGCAACAGAAAATAAAGAAGAAGTATCATTTAATAATTTTTCTAATTTAGTTAAAAGTCTAATTGTAGCACCCGTAATAGTAAAAGGAGGTAAAAGACTTAAAACATTAATTAAAGTACTTAAAATAGTAGTTAATAATTCTAAAAATTGTAATATACTACTAATACTATCAAGTTGTCTTCTATTTGAGTTTATTATAATAATAGCTGTATCTCTTGAAAGTTTAGCAGCTTCTAAATCAGATTTGGTTTGGGTTTTTAAAATTATTTCATTAGTTGTATCAACCAAATGTTCAATTTTAGCATTATTTATAGATATAAATTCAAGAATAGTAGATAAAACAAAATTAATTCCTTCTACAACATCAGTAAATGAAGGTTTAAATTTAGTTTTATTTTTTTGATTATTTATTTTTTCATCCTTTTCATCACCTTTTAATTGCCTATCAACTTGATCTTTTTGTTTTTTTAAACCATAAAATCCATCATTAAGTTTACTATATTCTTCTTTTAGTTGAGTTTTTTGGTCTTCTAAAGTTGTAATTTTCTCAGTATAATACTTTTCAAGAGAATCAATAGCTTCTTTTTTATCAGCATTTTTTTTATCTTGAATATTTATAGAATCAGTACTTAAAATAAAATACTTTTGATCATTATTTATTTGATTTCTTTGTGTTGGTAAATCAAATTGCTTTATTCGTAATAATTCTACATCTAATAATGCTAATTCTTCTATTATTTGAGCAGACTGTTGAACATTTCCAACTGCAGATTTAATATCATTAACTGTATTTTTAGCTCCTGTTACTATTTTTTTAGCTCTATTAGCTACACTTTTAGCTCCTTTACTAACTGCTGATATTATATTTTTAGTATTTGCCATTATTCAGATACAAAAGTAGTAGTAGATAAAATATTTTTTAGATCCTTTCTTAAAAGTTCTAAGGATTTCTGGGTTGATGAAGCAAAAGTAGAAATTAAAATCTTTTCTTTACCCGATTTAGCGTTTTTTAATAATGTTAAATTTGAAGTAAATTTATTAAGAATATTTAATAACTTAGATAAAAATAATTGAGTATCATCACCTAGCATTACTGGTTGAGGCGGTTTAGTACCATCAGTTCCTAAGGATTGATTTAGAATTTGACCTAAAAATACTTTAGGTGAATTTAAGTATATATTCTTACTATTTAGATGTATAGTATTATTAGCACCCATCTCAATATTAGTAGAAGCATAAAAATTAATATCATCTTTATTTGATGATAAAACTATTCTATTTGATGATAATATAGCTTGAGAATGACCTCCATATTTTGATGGATCTACTGGAGATGTGAATGGGGTGATACTTATAGATGATTTAGGTTCGAAATTACTAATTACTTGAGTTGAAGTTAAATATAAAGAAGCCGCATCTGAATTTATATTTTCAACATATGGATCAGTATTATCTATTGGAAATTTATAACCATTAACTAATAAAGTTAAAGGATCACCTGTTTTACCAGTATAACTCCAAAAATTTTCTCCCTCATTAAACTTAAATGTACTAGTAAAACGTAATCCAGCTCCCCATCTTGAATTTAAAATCACATCTCCTTCAAATGGGAGTAATGGATTAATAACAGGAAGTTCATCTATATAGTTTCCTAACTTAATATTATTTTTAGTACTATCTACAATATTGTATACTGCTTGTGAGTTATGATGGGGATTATTATATAAATTTATAGATGTTATATAATATGTTTGAGAAGCACCACTTATAACATCTGAATTGTAAGAAGGAAGATCAAAAAGTAATACTAATTCCTCATTTAATGGAATATATCCTATATGAGGAAATAATGGTTTAGCAGGTTTTAAACCACTAGCTACTAATTCTTCTTTAGTAGGATTAGTATTTAAAAAATCAATATTAGGTTTAGGAGAATTATTTTTTAATATATAAACCGTCCCTATATCAGAACTATTATCATATCCTGCAGATTTAGAATCCATTATAGTATGGAATACTCTACCTACATTTGATGGTAAAATTTCAGATGAGTTATTACCTCCTAAAACAGAATAAAATGAACCTAAATTATTTCTTATTTTCATCAATTACCGGTTTATTTACCTCATCATTAATTTTTTGTACTTCACCTCGTATTTGATCTAATTCAGCTTCACTTAAAAAATCACCAGTATCGTTTCCACTATTATTCATAGCACGTTGTATAATACTTGCTATTTTAATTAATGAATCATCATTTTTAACAGATACATCAAGATATTCTTTTATTAAAGGAACAATCATAAGAGCTGATTGATTATCAACTACCATTGGTTTAAGACTTGAAATTAAGTCTTTAATTTGTTTTTCTTTTTTAGATGAATTATCGTAGATATTTTTTAAAAGATCTGAAAATGTTTTCCCATCAAATATTTTTAATTCAAAATCCATAATATTTATATTTTATTAATAAATATAATTTTTTAAATTTCTACATAACCACTATCATAATATTCATTATATATATCGTAATATACTCTTTTTAATATTTTTATTACTTTAGTTATTTGAAAAGTATCAACATCTATCATCTCACGAATATAAATGTATATAGCTTTTTTATTAAAAATTTCTAAATTTTCTCTTTTACGAAATAATTCTAAAATAACATCTGCTACTTTTTGATCTTGAGAACGAGGAAATAATTTTTCAAGATGTTTTTCTATATATTGAATATAATAATCAATAAAATTATTTAATAAATTTTTATCATCATTTGACTCACGAACTAAATCTTCAACAATAATTTTATCCTCATCTGCTTCTTCTAATGTTCCTTTTTCTTTAACTTTTTTATAATTTTTTTCATTATAAATAATTAAATAACGTTTAGCAATAGTACCAAAATAAGAAAATGCTTTACCTTTAGATTGCTGGTAGAGATGTAATTTTTCAAGTAAAAATGCTACTACTTCATGTTTTAATTCATTAATAGTATCAACGTCAGTATAATAAAATTTAAATGTATGGATGATGTTTTCAGCTAATTTATGAAAAGAATAATTTATTCGTTCATCAAATATTTTATTTCTTTGAGTTTGATCTGTAGAAGCTAAATACGCTAATATAGCATCCTCTGTATCTTGAGTAAAATATACGTTTGCTTTCTTGGGTTTACGCTTGCGAATAGTACCTTTTTTAGTTAAAAGTACTTCCTCCGTAGAGGTATATAAATCCATAATTATTTTTTAGTTTTAAAGGAATTTAGTTGAGATTGAATCTCACGTAATGTTTCAAAGAAGAAACCAATTTCATCATCGGTTTTGAAAGCATTAGCAATCTCAGATTCTGAGATTTTTGTATTTGAAAGTTCAATTAATTCAGAAATACGGTCAATATAAATATTTTGGCTATCAACTATTATTTCTAATTTTTCAGTTTTAGATAATAAATTATATATTGTAAATCCTAATGTGATTATAATTAATACTGATGTAATTATTATGTATTCCATATTTTAATTAAAAGAAAGAAGCCATTGCCTTTTTTAAACTATCGTTTTCAGGGATAGAAGGTTTAGATTCTGAATTAGTTTTTGGTGCTTTAGGCGTTTCAACTGGTGTATTATTTAATTTATCTAACCATTCACGTTCAAATTCAACACGAGCAGCTAATAAATCAGCTTGATGAACAATATACGGTAATGATGTTCTTAATTTAGTTTCTGGAGACCAAGACATTAAATAAGGTTTGTTTGCATCATCATATAAACCATCATGTAATTTAATAGCTAACCATTCGTTTTTAGAAACTGGGATATTTAATTGTGATAATAACCATAATCCTCGATCAGGTACAGTCATATAATTTAACTGAGTATTGAAAGTATAAATTTCACCTCTATTTTTTACATGCCAATCCGAAGGATTAGGTAAAACAGCTTCATTTGAAAAATCTCCGAATTTACCTAAGTCATGATTTAAAGCAGAAAATACAACTTCTTCAAGTGTATGATTTGATTTTGTTTCAAACGCGTTCCATAATTCGTTTACTTTAATAGATACATCAACAACACGATTAACATGTTCAACATATCCTCCAGGAAAACAATTATGATACTGAGGTTTGTGTGACGCCGGCATTAATATGAAACGTTCTTCGTACTGTAAGTAAAAGTCTAATAATTTACTTTGACGTGGTTCAGCAATATATTTTCTGATGTTACTGAAAAAAATATTCCAATTACTCAGTAATTGTTCTTCGTTTAATGTCATAACCTATTTTTATTTTATCCTACGTAAGAATCAAACTCTTCATGTTCAATAGAAATAATTGAACGTAATTCTTCTAATTTTTCTTTTAATGCCTCAATCGATTCTAGACTTCCATCTTGGTCTCCTCGTGAAATTAAAAATTCCGCAGTATTAACTACGTTACTTACTTGTTCTAGCTTATTTAAAGCTTGTTCCTTATATCTCATTTTATCCTATGTTTATACGTATATACGACGCGTATCTACGTTTTATTCGTGTTTAACGCGTTACGCGTTTATTTTCCAATCCGTGTATTTAACGTTTTCTTTTTTCCCTACGTTTGAATATAATAAGGAGAAAGCAAACGCCAAACTATTTACGAGAAGTTTTTAATTTTTTCTTAGATTCTTTTATCATTGATTTTAAATCAATTTGACGTAATGGAAAACCAAAATGTTTTGTTTTAAGAGCGTTATCTAGAATTGAAATTTCTTGAGGATCCTCAGTGATAAACAATGTAAATTCTGCTTTATCCGCACTTGGCGTATTAATCAAGTCAGACAAGGATATTGAACGATCTAAAGAATTATCTGAAAATAAAGCATTCATGCCATTAACAAAAGCTGCCTTATTTTCATCACGAAAAAGATATGTTGCCATAAAAAATTTTATATGTTATAATAATAAATATATACGTTGGTTATTTACATAAGATCCTCGTTGTTAATACCCAATACTTCAAAAATTACGGAACGTGCTACATCATACGAAATGGCAAATCCCTCGCGATTATCCTTAACTCTATAATCTGAAAGTAAATCATGAATAGCTTGTTCCTTTAAATAAGGTTCTGAA